ACGGCGGGCTTCTCAACCTCGTCGTGTCGGTCGGCGTCGAAACGGTGCGCGGGGATCGTGGACTCGTGGCCCGTCGCCTTCCACGTCACGCGGATGTCTTTGCTCATGGGGTCTCCTTGGTTGCTGCGAAAACGAGAGACGTTGTGATGCCCACAACGCCGTTGTCATCGGGGTCACGGACTACGGCACCGATCAGCCCGCCGTTACCGACGCCGCATGGGCCGCAATCCCAGTCCGTCACATTCAGGGATTGGTCGAGCAGCACGTCGAGCGCTTCGGAATGGATCGCGTCGGCGGAATCGAGGGTCCGCCCGAACGCCTGCAACGTGACCCGACCCCAACGGACCCCGTAGTTCGCGTCAAGGGTGTAGGAATCCGGGTTCGTGAAAACCGCAGAGAAGACGAGGTACGGGTAGACCGGGGGCGCCGGAACCGCGTTCATCTTGTAAGCGCGGGAGATCCCAGCCAGCGCCGTAGCGGTGGCCGTGAGCGGNGTCGTCACGGGAGAACTTCACCAATTGCGGACTCAGAGAGCCGCTGGATCTTGGCGTCGGCTGGACCGAGGGCACGCAACCCGTCAAGGTGAGGGGGCTGGTTCTTGCTGCCCAACTCGAACCCGCGCCCCATGACACCCTGCTTCATGGACGAATCGGGCCCGGTCTCGATGTTGATTCCCAGGCCAGCGAGCTTGACCTCAGACGTGATGCTGGCCGGGTAGTGTTTTCCGTGAACGCCGGACGTGGCCTCGGCGTTTGACTTCCACGCCTGTGCGAACAGGTCGCCGCCCTCTTTGTAGGCGGTGAAGATTGCCGTAGCGACACGAGGGGACGCCTTGCCGAAGTCGGCAGCGAGTGCGAACACTTCATCAGCGGGCATTAGGAGATCCCTACAGAGAAGGGGACCGTCAAGATCCCGCCGTAACCACCTTGCGATGGCACGCCCCCAACTCCGGTAAATTCGATCCCGCCACCGGAGGCTGGGACTACCACGGAGAAGCGGACGCAATCTTCGTCGATGGTCAGGGATGGGGTCACTTCATCGGCAGAGATGCCTAGCAGGTCGAGCAACGGGGACATCGCGGCGAGAAGATCGTCCCGCCTGACCGAACTCGGGATAATCCGGTCATCTGAGGTCGGGGCAAGAACTTTGCGAGGCATGTCAACATCTCCGAATTCTTTAGTGCGTGGAAGGGTCGTCGGAGACCGGGGAAGGGGCCTCCGCATTGGGCCACACGATGTGGCACGTCCACGCCTTAGGTCCGACCCGCTCATAGAACGCTGGGATAGGGACATCGCCCCCACGGATGTGACCCGCGAGCAATTCGCTCACGTCAGGGTTTCGGTGATCTCTAGTCGGCGCGCCGTGGTCTGCGAACCCGGCCCCTGACCCTCGATGTGGAGTTGAGCGCCCGTCAGGGTCGGATCAGAAGACGGGTGGACGCTGGTTACGAACGCAACCGCGCCAGCAGGGACAGCGGGAGAGTCCACGGGAATGTGGAGTTCACGCTGCGAGGTCGAAACCGTGCGCCCGCCACCCTCGCCGTCACGGATCAACGTCATGTCCTTCACGCGGCCACCGGTGGAGAACAAGAGCGTGAACTCCTGCACGTCGCCACCCGTGCCACCGTTCGCGGCAGGATCGTAGACGTAGCCGCCCGTGGCCTGCTTGATGTCGAACGTGTCGAGCATCCGACGTTCGGCAGCACGGCGGCCTGCGTAGGTCGCAGACGCTGCGCTCATGCCCAATCCAGCGGGGGGCGGGAGTCGGGCTCAAAATAGGGACGAATCGAGTACGTGCCCGAACCCGTGGTGGGAGACAGCAGGTTCCACCACTCGTCAAGGATTGTCACCCGACGAGACTCCGAACCAAAACGATACGTGTAATCGTCAACCGTCTCCGACTGGTATCCGTTCGGGTTGAGCATCTTCGCCGAAACGGCCTCGACCTCGACGTACTTGAGCACGTCCTGATCGAGCAACGTCAGATCCCCAAGCCGCGCCTTCACCTGGATCTCCACGCCAGTCAGCCAATAGCCAACCTGCGCGATCTCAGCAGCGTCAGAGATGGGGCGGCCAAGCGCAACAGCCACGTCCTCAAAGGTTGCAACAGTCACGGCCACCCCACCTCCTTTCGCTACTACTTCTCGGGCTTGCTCTCAGCGGACTTGCGCGGCTTCGGCTCGGTGTGACCGAGTTTCTTCGCGAGATCCGCTGAACAAGTGACCTTCGTGCCCGAGGGCAGGGTGAAGGTCACGGATGACGCGGCCATCAGGCAACAGCGTCGATGTACTTGACGAAGCTCTCCACGTCGGAGTTGACGTAGCCGAACTCAGCCTCGGCCAGCACCGCCACCAGGTTGTTCTCCCACAGCGAGGTCAGCGCCCCGTTGATGGTCACCGTGGCCTCGGTGGACACGCGGTAGGAGATCCCACCGACAACACCCCACGCGGCCTTGCGGAAGTCGCCACCGAACGCCTTCGTGGTGCCGTTGCCGACACCCTCGCCCATGAAGGACGGACGATTCAGCAGCCGACCAGGGCGGGCGATCGTTGCCGACGTGGCATCGGTGGGGAGTTCGGTGTAGAGCGGGCGCCCATTGGCGTCCACGGCCCCCCAAAGGTCGGGCTCGAGAGTGTCGTCGATACCGAACCCGGTCAACTTCTTCCCGTCGTTCACGAGAAGGCGCATCCCGGCCACGAGGTCACCGTGTAGACCTCCGCCGGCCTGCGTGGTCGTGCCGAGTTCGACTGACTTGGTGGTGGACGACAGCGGGTTGGTGAACGGGCTGGTGCCGGTTCCGTCGCCGCCGATGTCGTAACCCACCGCGAGGTCGAAGGCGATGGAGAACGCCTCAGACAAGTAGGGGCGCAACTGTCCGTTGATGTTGCCGGGGTTCGCCCGGACAACCTCAGCGGACAGGACCGCGATCGCAGCGAGCTTCTTGGGCTCGATGAACAACAGGTCCATGCCCATGCTCGTGGCGGGCTTCTTGCCACCCTCGCCCACCCAGTTGGCGGTCGGCTTGGTCGTGACGACCGGAACCTTCTGCCCGTTGATGCCGAGCGGGGTCTGCGGGATGAGTTGCTGGAAGACCGACTGGCGCCGCGCTTCCTCGAAGATGGGGCCGGACTCTTCGGGGCTCAGGAAGCCGTCGAAGTCCGTGGTGCTGGTGGCGGCAGTAATCGCCATGGTGTCCTCCTAGGACGGAAGGCTCAGCCGATGCCGAGCTTGGATTTGAGTGCCTGCTCGAGCCCGTTGCTGTTGAGCGCGAGCGGGTTGCCCTGCGCCCCTTGGGAGAGGTCGGGCTTTGGTCCAGCAGATGTCCGCGCCACGAGGGCGGCGGCCTGTCGTTCGACGGTCTCCTGGTCGGAGCCGGTGAGAAACAGGTCTGCGTCCTCGTCGTTGATCCCGTGCTTGGCGGCGACTCGGAGGCGCAATGCTTCCTTCATCGCAGTCTCAGCCGTAGCCGTCGCTTCCGTCGCGGACTGTTGAGCCCGCTCAAGTTCGGTCAGGTTGGCGGCTGCGATCTCGTCAAGTTGCTTCTGTAGCGAAGCGGCAGAGGTCTCTGCGGCCTTGCGGGCGTCCCGCTCTGCCTTGAGTGCCTTCTCGCCGTTCTCGCCCAGCGGCTTGTCGTCCTTGCCGGCAGGGTCGCCCTGCGGTTCGGTCGGCTCGACTGGATCAATGGTTGGATCTTCTTGCTCGGACATACTTCCTCCATCGCGGGGGATTGTTTAACCCAATGGCCTCGCGCCATCAGGAAGAATTAGGTGATGTATCCGTTGGCCCGTAACAGGCGAACGGCGTCAGCCCTGGTGCCATCTGAAACCTTGTAGATGGCACCAGGGGACAGCCGCGGCGCACGGGCCACGTTGCGCGTGATCCGCCTGCCGCCACGCTGAAAGTTCGATGACGTGGTGACCCCACGATTTGACAGCGACCGGAACGCGAGACCCCGCGAGGTCGTGCCTTCGGTGGTGACCTGCACCGAACGCCCAGCGAAGTTGATCTCCTGCATCCCGCGACGGGCGTTTACTACCTGCCCGATGTCGGCGCCATCATCAATCGCCAACTTCTGCGCTTTGCTCAGGTCGCTGATGTCGCCACTTTCGTACGCCGCGTAGGGGTCGTAGAGTTCTGCCGATCTTGCGGCGGGGATCATCTCGCAGTCACAGCCGGGGTGTCTGTCGAAATTCTCAGACCACCGATACCAGCGGCCAGCAAGCACGGCGCAACGCTGGCAGGACGGGGGGGTGAGTACTCGGATGTTCCCGACATTCTGCGATCGGCTGGCCGTGAATACGCTCATGGCAGATCTCCCAGCGTCAGCCACTAGCGTCGAGATGATCCGATCCGTCCGGTAGCCGGGGTCAACGTCATCAAGAACGGACGGGGCCGAAGGCACGACGGTGAAGGCGGACGGAATGACGCGCGCGCCGTCGTCGGGGATGTTCTGCTCAGCTAGGGCTAGAGATCCGTACTCGACGGCCATCAGCGCCGATGTGGCCTGATAAACGGCCAGCATCTTTAGCGCCTCGGTTGTAGACCCGGATCGCCTCAACTGCCGAACAGCAAGCGCGGTCAGGCTCTGCGCTTCGTCGTAGTACTTAGTTCCCGACGCCAGCACCGGTGCGGACCTTCGCCAGCAGTTCCGCGGTTACCGGGTCGAGCGCCTCGGCGTCGAAGTAGGCGCGCTCCTTAGCCTTGCGAGCCTCGGACCAACCCAACTCATCCCAGTAGCCCTCACGGGACAGCACGCCAGCGGAGCGACGCTTCGCCAAGGCGTCCTCGCGCTGCGAAACGGTCGGGGTGCCAGGGTCGAACCAGTCCGTGCGGACCCGGTTCCCGACAACCTCAACCCGCGTCGCGATCCTGTAAGCCAGCGCGCCAGCCCATCCGAGCGTCATGCCCACCTGATCGTTCTGGGCCTCCACGCTACGGACCAGCCGCGCCTCCTCGGCCCGGATAGAGCCCTCGGTGGGAGGATTGGCCGAACTAATCCCGAAGAAACTCCCAGGGAAGCCGGTCACGTTCGACGCCTCGGCCCGGTAGATGTTGAGCGCCGTCTCGAAGTTCTTGAGGTCCGCTGCGTCGAGCTGCCCCACCTTGCCGGTCGGATCGGCAATCATGTGAATCGCGTCGAAGTACGCCTCAAACTGAGGGATCGGCTTGCCGTCACCGTCGATGAAGTCGCCCTGAGCGACACCCGTCATATACATCCGGGGGATGCCGTGCGCCTCCTGAGCAAACTGCAAGTTCGTCAGCGAACGAGCAGCGGCGTCAACCTGCGGGATCAGGTCGGTCATCTGAGACTCACCAGACCAGCCGCCCGACATGCGCCGGTTGAGGTGCATCACGATCGGAACGACACCCATGTTATGAACGTCACGGTCCATCTCATACCAGCGCCCGTCCGCGCCGCGCTCCACCCACACAGTTTCATTGGGCGTGTAGAGCGTGACGTGGGTCGGACCGAGCGTCTTCTCGCCGCCGCCGTAGAAACGGGCGGCAGCGGTCACGACCTCCTTGCGGCGGTCCACCTTCGCCACCATCTCGC